TCTTTTGCAATCTTGATTAATCGTCTTTCATCAACCAAAGCATCTTTTGGAAAAAAAGACAAGAAATCATTTTTAAAATACTCTAAAAATTCAGAAATCGTTGTATCTATATCCCAATATTCAGATATACTTTTTGAATCGTACAAAACTCCACGATTTTCTTCCATCCACTCATAGTAGGATTTTAAGAATAAAACAAAATTGGTATAATCTTCACTACCACGAATAAAATCGGGTAGTTGATATGGTATTAATAAAGATGTTTTGTTATTAGCCAGCATTATTTTGTTGTTACTGTAACTGTAATTGCATATGGATCTAATTCATCCAATGTTATGATTCTATTATATGTGGAGGAAACGATTCTTTTTGCTGGATATGCAACAATACGCATCATGCCGTCAGTACTAGCCAATGCAGTTGGTGCAAAATTTTTGAGTGTTACTGTACCAGAAGAATAATCAACTACACCAGCATTTGTATCTGCTGTTGAACTAACCAACATATTTTTTACACCATTCTCAAAGTAATATGTTTGTAGTGTTCCGTGGTTAGTATCAGATTCTTCAAAATAAACAGCAGGATAGAAGTTAACTTTTGCATCATATTGTGAAAAAGACGGTGTAATTGTTACTCTTTTCTCACCAAATCCTTTTTCCAATTGATTACCAAAATTAATAATATAATCTAAGTTTTTATTAAATGTTGGTATAAGTCTCTTTTGTAGATAAAGATCAAAATCAACTGCAACAATAGAAGCATTTAATCCTTTAACATATGTTATTAAATCTGAAAGAATAAATGTTGAATTGAATGTATTTAAATTTGCGTTACAGAAAGTGATGATACCTTGTCTAACTAAAGTTTTAATTTGTGCAGCAGTCAATGTTGTTTTGTTTTGATCGTACAGAATGTCACTCTTTAGAATTAAATAAACATAATCAACTTCTACCAATTCTGGTGTTACTGTTACCACAGAAATTGGTTTAATAACATCTTCAAGTATAACTTGTTTTTCATAGTCTGTCAAATTGTACGCACCTTGTGGTTTGATTGCAATTAAGACTTGACCGTAACGAGGTGGATTATTTTCTTCACCACCCCAAACAGAAACAGCTTGAATTGGTATATTAAATTTATTTTGTTGAATAACTGTCATGTAATCATTTTTTGTAACTGCACGGCCTTGAGCTGCGTATGCTTTTGGTGCCTGAAATTTAATAGAATCTACACTTTCTCTGTTAGATCCAAAAGAAGCTTTTTGTAAAGGTGTTATTGTTGGGTTGCCGTAACCACTCACACTTTGTGTTATAGTAAAATTATTTGCACCTCTGGATGATGTACCTCTTGTAACAATGTATGAAATGTATACAATGTTTCCATTATCTAATTTTTTACCTAATACTCCATCGCCAAATTGAATTTCGTATTTTCCATCAATACTTTCTTGCAAGAAAAATACTTTACTTGTATCTTCTAATGTTAGATGGTTTGTTGCAAGTGTGTAAGTATCAGAAGTGTTATCGATTGATGATTTTTGTACGATAACAGAAATTGATGATGTGTCTACCGTTACTTCTGGTATACTAAAAAGAAGTTTTGGATTTGTTGACAAATTAACAACGTATGTCAAACGAGCTGGTATACCTTGTTTTAATGTTACATTTGAAAATAAAGCGATATTATTTGAAGTGTTTACTGTAGTTTCATCAACCGTTACAAAGTTATAGTTGATACTGTTAACAGCTTCAGAAATAAAATTGGTAAATTTTGGTAATGTTAATGAACCTTCTACCACATTATTAAATTGAATATTTACTTTGGCTGTTGGTGCAGTATAAGATTGTGGAGAATAATTTAAAAGTTTTGCATGAGAAACAACTGATGCTCTTTGAGTAGCTGTATCTAAAAACATCTCATTTGCAACCATATTTAAATAATAAGCATTGTATTGTGTATTATACGCCAATATGTCAATTAATGTTGCAAGTGCAGAACCTTCATAGTTATAGTCATTTAATACGTTTTGAGATTTTAAATAAGTTTTTAGATTTTGTTTTATCGTATCAAAATCTAATTCTGTTATTTTCATTTCTGAGTTTGCGCCAGCCATTTTATCTATTTCTCTCTAAAATAAGTTGCACTTCTATAGGTGTTGTTGAATTTTCCATGTAGAATGACAAGCTCAATGAATATGCGTTTTTATCTGGTTGTGGGTTTACGTGTAAACTTTTTATGATTGCTCTAGGTTCATATTTTTCCAACATTGATCTACATTCTTTTTCTAAAGCTATACCAGTCAAAGGTGATATCAACTCAAATAAGAGTGCGTCAAGATTGGATCCTAGGTCAGGATTAAAAGGTCTTTCAAATTTTCTGGTAGACAATAAATTGCGAATAGACCTAAGAACTGCTTTTTCGTTATAACTTAAAGCAATATCTTTGGTTACCGGTTTTTTGGTAAAAGTAAAATCTATATCGGAATATATTATTTCGGTTGCCATCTGTTATTTATTACCCTATCCTATCAAGTAGTTTATCAGATCCTACATAATTCTTCAATAAAGCAGATTCTGAGTTACCTATATCTTTGAATTGAATGACATTCTGTACTTTGTCTACTGTAGTTTTAACATTTGTGTAATAAGTAATATCGTGGGTTTGTCTGGTTGACAAAACGGTATTGATATTTGTCATGAATGTGTTAATAGTGGTTTTTATGGAAGATGAAAGGTTTGAACTTTTACTTGTAGAACCAAATTCATCAGTACTAACCGATACAGAATTTTGCACCGTACTTGAATATGGTGCAAAAGAAACTGCGTTAGCACCAACCTGTGGTCCAACTAAAACACTAGTAAAAGAACCCATCATAACCGAAGTATTAGTAATGTCATCAGTTTGATTTGAAATGTATACAAGTTGTTTTGAATAATTAACTGCAGGTCTATAATAAGGATTTACCGTATCATTTGGATCCCATGCAGTTACACCAGAAATTCTATTTGTATGTGCCAAAAAGTTTGTTGATGTCTGCAACAAAGCATAAGACACATTGGCTACAGTTTCTAATCCAGAACAACCATTGGCCCAATAGTAAATATTATTTGCTGTGTTTATAATTGTTGATGTATTGGTTGAACAAGGATTTTTAAAATAACCTCCAACAGTATTGTTTGTAACATCCTGTGCCATCCAAGAATCCATAAATGGAGGCATTTTGTCCAACATATTTAAAGTATTTTGTGGATATTCTTCTACTGCACCACATGAGAATTATACATAGATACGTTTATCACATCAGTCATCCAAATTGCCTGCATAACAGAAAATAGTCCTAATGGTGCAACCACACTACCTATTGGTGCAAAAATACTACCAATAACATGAATACAACCTGGAACGGCTACAGGTGTTGCTGGTGTTGGCCAACCGAGTGACAAACCACCAGTTGAAGAACAGAAACCATATGGTCCTGCATACACACCCATGTTTGCATTGATACGACTTTCTGCTGTCAATGAATCACATACAATTGAACCATTTACATACATATCAGAGTTTACATCAAGCGAAAAAGCACCAGATAATCTTACTGCACCGCCAAAGTTTTCATTTGCTTTGAGTGCAATATCCATGTCACCAAGAAATTCCATTTCACCTTTTGCTCTGAGATTATAATCACCTTGAACAATCATGTTATAGTCACCGTCAACCCTAGTTGACATATCACCTTTTACGTGCATATTTGCATCGCCATGTATGGTAATATTGCAAAAACCTTTGATTTCTACGTTATTTTTGCCTGCAATAATCTGATAATTGTCACCAAAGACTTTATACACCTGGTCACCGTTAGTATGCATCTCAATAAAGTTTTTTGATTTGCCGTGCTGCAGGCGAATACGTTCTCTGGATGGCGTATCATCCATTTCAAACTTATGACCAGATTCCGTTTGTGTTACACGATTATATGGGTATAATGCAGGAAACTCTGGTGATTGAGATTCTGGTTCTTGCCATAAACTAGTATCCCTAGGTTCTTTGGGATTTTGCACATCATCAGCCATTATGCAGGACCTTTACTGTCACTTGGTGAAAAATTTTGAATTATATTTTGTTCTATTTGTGCAGGAGTTGGTATAGTTGATCCAACTTTCTTCAATATTTGATCAGAAGCTCTAAGATCAGCTGCACTTGTTGGTGAAGTTAAACCTGTTGTTGCAGCACCTGCAATTGCAACCGTATTTGTAACAACTTGTTGAGCACCAACCAAAACTTGTTGAGCTGCTGTAAAAACTTCTCCTGCGGCGCCGATTAAATCTTTATAACTTCCAGGTGGATCTCCTACACCAAATTGATCAAAAGCTCCGGTAGCATCACCGGCAGCTGCTGCTTCTTCTGCTAAAACTTCCGACCAAACATCAGCAAATAATGATCCTATTGCTTTTAATATTTGGCCAATACAACCTTTAAACCACGATAATACTCTAGCTGGTAAACTAAGAATCCATTGTAAAATGGCTTTTAATCTAATGATAACAGCAAGAACATATTTTTGAAAATCTAAAATTGGTTTAATGTATTCTTTATATATTGTCTTTATTT